AAACTTTTGGTCCAGGGATTCCGAAGAAATCATTTCCAGGCGCTGTGTATGCCATACCTGCTTGCAAACCACCCATCAATGCATTACCAATCATCAAGCCAGTATTACGTGAAGGCATTGAAAGCATTCCAGGCATAGACATTTGAGGCATCGGTACACCAATTGAAAATTCAGGTATTACTGCAACAGAGGAATATGCCTGATTGTCAGCAGTTTGTTTCTGATACTGAATTGTTTGTAAGTTACGGCTGTGCTGACCACGTGCACTAGCTAAAGACTCAGCATCAATTGCACGTTGAGTACCAGCTCTACCTGTTGTATCCATTGCACGAGCACGCCTATAGCTTTTCCCACGACCTTCACCAGCTGCTTCAGTAGAACCTTCAGCACGTAGTAATTGTCTAAGGTTTTCGTTCTCTTGAAATCCAAACTTCATTGCAGTTTCATTCATGCGTACCTGCTGTGAGATAGACGCACGGTTAGCAGCTGCTGCATTGAAGTTATACTGCTGCCTTACCTGATCATTTTGAATCTTATATCGTTCTTTGCGGTTTTCGTTTGCTACGTCAACCTGATAGTTTCGAAATACGTTATTAAAAACTTCTTGCTTACGAGCAGCAACAGCACGTTGGCCATTGATTTTATTTTGCTCACGAACTTGACGAATTTTATCAGCTTCTTGAGAGCTACTCCCAAGTAAGCTAAGCCCCGCAGAGAGGCCAGCCATTGCATATTGGATCATAATTTTAAAAATTCAACAAAGAGTTTGTTGTTAGGGCCGCTGGGTAGGACTTGGATAAAAGTAAATCCAAGGAATCGTAATAGTCTTAAATGTGTGGTGTTTCTAATGTCAGCTCTATTCCAAAGGATTGGATGAGGTAATGAATCAACCCATCTTTTAGCCTCTCGAACAAAGGTCTTTGGATACTCAGATATTGCATCAGTACACAACATCCAAATCAGACCATCTTTAGACACGCCAGCCATACCGGCAGTCTTGCCGTTAGGTACATTGAATACAACGGCTTCTGTGTCTAAAACAAGTGAGGCCAAAGCAAGGACCGGGTTTTGACCCAGACCTTCTCGGACCTCACGTAAATCGTCAGCCTTAAGTTTACGAGCTACATTAGGTACATCATCAATACAAGCTGTTCGTATGTAGCTACTTTTATACACGTTGGTAGAATCGTTTTGTATATCGTCCTTCCCAATCGATACTTAGGATTGATACAGGCATTGGTGTATCACCTACAATCTCGACTGTAAGGTTTTTGTTTCGTTGGTACACTGGTACAACGTGCAAGGACTCTGCCGCAAGGTTCACGCTGTTCAGTTGATATTGATTAGGGAATGTTCTACTGATGACATTGGAATGGGTATCAAGACCCTTTATGTCAACGTTGTAAGTTACAGTTCCCGATAGACCGCAAGATACATTGAGTCGATGGATAATTAGATCAGACACAGAATCATTTGCAGTCATGCCTTCAGTCTGTGTGTACACAAAGAACCTTGGCATGGTTATTTTCATGTCATACTTATAACCAATAATTAGGTCTCGTCCACGATAATCACCTTTAATTTCTACAAAATAATTACCGGCAGTACCTTGAACCGTTGGTGCTAATACAGCACCCACTGACTGGTTACTCAAACCACTAGCACTACCAATAAGACCACCTAGTACTAAAACATTAAGACTGCTTCCAGTGAAGTGATCAAAAGGTAAATAGATCTTAGTGATGTCAGTTGATGTAGTATAAGTACGATGAGGATTGACATACCATGAGTCGAGACAAACATCAGTACGCTCACCAGAGGTAAGCTTAAGGAATCCGTTCTCACTACTTTGGTTCATGTCATAGGAGTTAAGAAAGACTTCGTTAGAAGGATTAAATACAACAGCAAAATACTCGTTATCATCAAAGTATTGATGGAGTAGCTTGCCAGTCAATTCCCACTTATACCAAGTCTGAATCTCTCGCTTCTCAGAAGTATTGAAATACTTGAATTGATAAACAGTACTCTCAGTAGACGAAGCCAAGGAGACCATCGATAGACCTGGGGAAGAGATGATTGAATCAACGCTGCTGGGAACCAGCTCAGGCACGCTCTGAGTGTTGTCTCGGAACACTGGAGGCTTCTCATCAGATACATCAAACAACTCGAACAGGCGAGTGTATAGAGGGGTCTTAGAGACAAAGGCTTGTGACGTTCCTAAAGAAACTGAATGCAAAGATGAATCAGATTCATAACTACTGAGTGTATTAATCTTAGAAGACAAAGGACTTAAAATATCTGAATCAGTACTAAGCAAGAACTGCTCATTCTGACCATATAAAACAAGACCAATACTACTTGGACTTACATAGTTAAGAAACACAGGTCGAGTAGACGAAGCTGCAATATCAATAGGGTCATCAGCTGTAGCAGTAAGTGCTGATGTTGCAAAGAAATTAAAGAAGTCGCCAGCCTTACTAAGGATTACAGAGTCACTCGATAAGAAACCAAATCTATTCCTATAGAAAAATAAGTCAGTAATAGTTTTACCTACAAACGTAGGTATCGGGTTTGTATCATCATCACCAACCTTACGTATCACCCACGATACTGTACTAAAGGCGAACGTACCATCTGCCTGTCTGACAAGCTGATGAGGCAATGTAGAAGCATCTAGCTCATATATAAGCCCCGGCGCTAAACACTCCTTCCAAGTACCAGTGCCGTTGTCTTGACCATTATCAGTAGTAAATTCTACATATATATTATCGAAATCATTTCCTGCAGAGCTTTCAATTTTGACAATATATCCATTACGGCACTGGAGCGGCAACCTAGCTGAAGTACCAATGCTGGCTTGAAAACCAAATACCGCATCGAATTGACTACCACCAGCAACTTCTAAGCTGAAAGTAGCATTATTAGTAGATGTTATATATATGCCTGGACCAACGCGAGTAGCACTGAATCCTGCATTATTATTAATACTGTTACGTAGCTGCGCAGCAATAGATTCTGCAGACAACGGTGCAGCCGAAACATCATCCGGAGTATTATAAGTAAATGTAGTACCGTCTAACTTAACCTTATACGCAGCATTATATGCAACAACATTGATAACAACAAATGCTTCATTAGGACGCAATGGAGTAACACTAGAAGTCATTGCTACTTCCTTCTTTTTATTCAGAACGAAGGTGTAATCATTAAGAGTAAGGAATTCAATATCTTCTGGCTGTGTACCAGAAAGGTAGGTAGTACCAGGAGTACTGATTGCACAGTTAGCTACTTCAGCATCGTAAGCAGTCTTAGCTGTAGCCTCTGCAGTCTTGGCATTGGTATATGCAGTCTCGGCAGCAGTCAGTGCTGTCTGTGCAGTTGCCAGCTGAGCTGCCGTATGGGTAGCTGGGATAGTCTTAATAGCTTCAAAGACTTTGACCCCAGTTGAACCGATAATAGGTTGAAGGTCTGTAACCTCAGTACCTAATGAATAGTTGGCGGGTAAAGTCGTAGCAGCAGAAACAGCGGCACCATTATCTTTTACAAGGTAAATACCATTTTGATCAAGTACAATACCTGATCTAATAATTTCCTGTACGTTCGTATTATACGTATACGTAGAATCAATTAAATTTATTTGCGTAGGAGTCTGTCCAGCAAAGGCTTCTGCATACACAGCCTCGGCAGCTTGCAATGCAGTAAGAGAAGTTTTAGTAGCAATAACAGCAGTGTTGTATGCAACTAAATTAGTTTGAAAGTTTGCATAGTTACAACTAGCTGGTACTCCCATATTGCTGCCCATATTAACAGTACGTGGTGAGCCATTAATGGCACTCCAAATACGAAAAACATTATCAGCAAACTGTCCAACATATTTTTCTTGATCATCCCGAAGAATATTAAACCATTTACCAGTAGCAGTGGCACCCTGTAGTTGTGATTTAAATTTTCCTCCAGGCCTTTTAAGCATACCTAACGCATAGTCAGGGTAGACATTAGAGGCATCAGAAAGCTCTCCAGGTCTTTTACGTAAGTCAGGCTGTTGCGAAATACCACCGAAGAGGTTTGGAATCCTTTGGGAAATTGCTGTCATCGATTCAATGCGTGAAAAGGTTGATAACTTTGATAATAATTTTCACCATCTTTAAATCCAAACATAGAGTAATCACCCTGATTGCATTCATATTCAATGGCTGAAGCGCGGGTGATGCCTTCTTGTTCTGCAAGTAACTTGTTCAATTGAGAATCACCGACCATCTTCACTGTGCACATACGCGCAGCGCGTGCAACGATATAAGCTTGAATAGCAGGAGGAACATCTGAAAAGCTAAATAAATATATGATGTCTACAATCAATGATTCTTCAAACACATCGGTGTGACCCAAGCGGTCATAGATGCCACCATTGCGTCGTACGATATTATAACGAGTGCGCTGAGATTCATTACAATCTACTTGAAGCACATCGGGTTGGAGCAGAATTTTTTTGGTAGAACTATCAGGGGTTAATGTAATACCCTTTTCAGAATTGAAGATCCAGCCATCAGCTTGTACCATACGATTTACTTCACGTAAGGTATTAGTGACAATTGCAACTTCTGGATTTTGTAGATCTAAGGTTGTGACAGGAGCCTGTCCAACTGAGCTAAGTATTTGATTAACAGCATCCAGTTCTGTGGACACAGCATAAGTAGGAAAGGTCATATCGTATAGATAAAAAAAAGGGCTCCCGAAGGAACCCCAATATGGTTAAAAAACAGAAGCTATCAACCGCCGTAACCAGCGTTGTTGGTAGCAGTCTGAACAGTACCGAACTGTGCAGGTGCAGTGGCCTGGCCAGCATAAAGTTCGACAGCACAAGCGGGGTTCAGATAATCTGCACCCATAGCCAAGCGGCCCAAAATTACATCGCCCTGGTAAACCACGGATACATCTCCACTGGTGACTTGCACCTGTGGACCTACAGCTTCGACAACACCGGCTGCTTCCTTCTGGAAGATCAGACCGCAGCTGTTGCTGAAGTTAGCAGCATTACCGTAATCGTTGTTGATACCAGCCTGGTTGTTACGAGCATCTTCGACAGCTTCACCAACGAAATCGCCAGTGTTCTGTGGAGAGGTGATACCAGGATTAGAAGCAGAAGCAGTTCCATACTTCGTGCCGTAGTTGCCGAAGAAAGGAATGTTCATGGACTTGTAGATCTTGATACCAGCAATCTCAACGATGCCGTTACCACGCTGACGAGCATCACCCTGATCGTCGCGGTTGATCAGTCCGTTCTCACCAACCTGTTGGATCAACGCATGGTACTGACGGGGGTTCAATACACCCACACGTCCGTCCTGGCTGACTCCCTTTTCATCGAGAGCTGCAGCAGCGTCATAGAAAGCTGTAACAAGCTTCGTAGGATCGTAAGCATCGGAAGCTGCAGTACCTGAAGAACCAACGCGGATCTGAGTACCACCGGGCTCAACAAAGCCAGTCTTTTGGACAGGGCTCTTAGCGCGAGCGCCACGAGTAACTGCACGGAAGATCAAGCGGTCGTACTTCTGGGCAAGTGCATATCCGATTTTTTTACTTATCTCGCCACGCAATTCGTAGTGCGCCAATGTTTCATCGAGATCGTACAAAAATGCACTGGAGATAAGAAGATCATCAATTGTGATTGTCTTCTCAGCCACTGGAGGTGCGCCGTCGGTGTTACCCAAAATTGCATTTCCAGGAGTATGGAACTCAGCCGTGGTGCGGCCAGTGTAGATGAACTGCAAAGATTTGCCGTTCTTAAGTGTACGCTTCATGACCAAGTCACGAGCGATTGCATTATATTCAAAGCCCTTAAACATCTCGCCAGAGAACATTTTAAGGTACAAAGCGCGGCTATCAGCAGCGCCGTTAAGACTACCAGCCCTTGTAAGAGCGGTTGTCAAAGTAGAATTTTGTTGTGCCATTTTTAAATAGAGAGTAAATGTATTCGACTCTCAAAGATCTTTGAGTTATTCAGTTGTTATATGTGGTCTTTCCCACCGTCTAGACGGCTAAGGGTGTCCTCCGTAAAGGGCCAAAGCCAATAGTGATGAGGGGAATTGCACCCCTCTATAAGATCTATCTCACTTGGTGTACTTAACACCGCGATAGCAATAAGTCTTGCTTTGCACAGTAACCTCCTAAGAAGTTCCACAAGCCCCGTTCCATGCTTATGGTGTCATGCGTCCCGAAGGATGAACGGACGTGTGCTTACTTTTTTTTCTTTTTAAGAAGCTTGGTATAAGCTGCATTTTGTGCAGCCCTTACCTCATTAACACTTCTCGGTTTTTTGGTAGATTTTTTCTTAGGTGTAGGCATAGTAATTATCCAATAGAAGGTGCAATTAAGGCCACAGGTGTGGAGCTAGTTGATGCAAGATCAAGCGGGAAGTTATGTGCATTTCTTTCGTGCATGACTTCCATTCCAAGACCTGCTCGGTTAAGGATGTCAGCCCAGGTGTTGACGACATGACCTTCGCTTGATGCGATTGATTGATTGAAGTTAAATCCATTTAGGTTGAATGCCATTGTACTTACTCCCAGGGCAGTAAACCAGATACCAACCACAGGCCAGGCAGCAAGGAAAAAGTGAAGACTACGGCTGTTGTTAAATGAAGCGTATTGAAAGATGAGACGGCCAAAGTAACCATGAGCAGCCACGATATTATACGTTTCCTCCTCTTGACCAAATTTATAACCGTAGTTCTGGGATTCCGTTTCAGTTGTTTCACGAACGAGCGAAGATGTAACAAGACTTCCATGCATAGCTGAGAACAAGCTTCCACCAAATACACCAGCAACTCCCAACATGTGGAAGGGGTGCATGAGGATGTTGTGCTCGGCTTGGAATACCAACATATAATTAAAAGTACCGGAAATGCCAAGAGGCATAGCGTCTGAAAAGCTACCTTGTCCAAACGGATAAACAAGGAATACAGCGGATGCCGCTGCCACGGGTGCGGAGTATGCAACAAAGATCCAAGGCCTCATTCCAAGCCGATAACTAAGTTCCCATTCGCGTCCCATGTAAGCGTAGATACCAATAAGGAAGTGGAAGACGACAAGCTGGAAAGGTCCGCCGTTGTACAACCACTCATCGAGACTTGCTGCCTCCCAGATAGGGTAGAAATGTAGACCGATTGCATTGGAGCTGGGGACGACTGCCCCTGAGATGATGTTGTTTCCATACATGAGAGAGCCAGCAACGGGCTCACGAATTCCGTCGATGTCAACGGGTGGAGCTGCAATGAATGCAACGATGAAGCAGGCAGTAGCTGCCAATAGAGTTGGAACCATTAGGACTCCAAACCAACCAACATAAAGTCGGTTGTTAGTACTGGTTACCCAGTCACAGAAGTCATTCCAAATATTTTGTTGTCGTGATGCTTGAATAAATGTGGTCATAATTAAAGGATAAGTGCATTTGTTTTAATAACGATTAAGTAAGACCATTTTTAAGACTTGGCTGTCTAGAGCTAGGGGAGGAATTGCACCTCCCATTAAATCTATTTAGCTATTAGAAGTTATACTTGACGCCTACTTTCGTACCGTAATCATTTACGTCGTCAAAGCTTGCAGACAGCTCACCATATACAGACACACGATCTGTTGCTTGGATGGAGCCGCCCAACTTACCTGTCAACTTGGTCTCTTCTTCACCACCATCAGGTGCGAAGATCGTAGGACCAGCTTGAATATAGTAAGAGCCTACATCATTACCTGATTCATAACCCAGATGAAAATCTGTGGCATGGCCATTGAAATCAGAGCCAGTAAAACCAGCATTGTTTTCGATGTTGACATAAGGTCCAGCCAATGCAGGAGTTCCCAATGCAGCGGCTGACAGGATTGCGATAAATTTTTTCATTGTAAGTTATAAGGGTGAATAATTATTTTTTAGTTTTGACACATTTGTCTTTGCCGTTTTTAGTTCCTGCATATGAGTAACCTTTCCAGCACGCCTTACCATCAGCGCCTTTAATTTTCTTTGTAGCAGGTTTCTTTTTAGCAGGCACCTTTCTTAGCTCCTTTCTTAGGAGGCCTGCCGGGTTTTGTGTAAGTTCCTTTACCTTGTGGCATCACCATACTCCTGGGATAATTTGTCCAGTCAATGCATACGCACCAAGCGCAGCGATAACACCAAGCATTGCAAGGCGTCCATTAAGTCGTTCGGCTTTATTGTTATGTGGTTCAGTCACAGTCATAATCTCCATACGTGGTTCAGTGGGCCAGATTTGTGTATCGTTCATTAGAAATCAACATCAGATACAGCAAGCTTGTCCATGATGTCTGCACGGTATGCAGGATCATTTTCATAACGAGGATCATTCATTGCTCGTACTACTTCAGAAGTACTTCTAAATACATCACGAGGCTGCGCTGATCTACCTTGCAGTGTTTGACCTTCGTAGCCCATAGTATCTGTGTATTGTGAATAGAGACCACGCAGAGCAAGTGAGATAGCAGCTGCGTTGCCTGTATTTACAAGGTCGTTGTAAGCTTCAACATCATTAGAATCAAGAGCATCTTCTGCCCATTGCATTACATTCTGATACTCAGCTTCTCCACCAACAGCGTTATAGATAGTCGCAACATCACCGTCTTCTAATTCACGTCCGCCTTGGGCAGGAGAACCAGCTGACATTTCAATGTAAGCAGCAACCAAATCTTCAGAAGACATCGAAGCCAAAGACTCCAACATCTCTTGTGACACAGTTCCTGTCTCATCGTATTCAGTAGAAGCAAGGTCAATTAACTCTTGAACTTCAGAGTAGTCAAAAGATTCTTCTTCAGAACCCTCTTCAACTTCTGCTTCTTCGCCTTCTTCAAAAGATTCAGAGTCATCTCCACCGAGTTTCTTTTGAAGCTCAATGTAAGCGCTTTCTAATTCTTCTGCGTTTCTATACTTCCCAGCGAGAAGCTCAGAATGAGCCTCTTCCATTGCTTCGCCTACTGCAAGTGATTCAGCATCACGTGCTTCAGCATCAGACAGTGCCATAGGGTCACTGCTGGGATCATAAGTTAAAATTTCTGCCATAATGGTGGTAATTACTGTTGTACACTTTCAACGAAACCGTTGACTACATCTTGAGCCTCAGGGTTCTTACTTGGATCAGCTAGAGGTGCCTTCAACAAATCAGGTGCTTGCTGCATCATCTGTTGTTGCATCATCTGCTGTTGTTGATCTTGCTGCTCTTGTTCACGATCCTCTAAAGACTTGACAAGATTCAATGCATCAATACCTTGTGCTGCAGCAAGACGTTTAATAGCCTCATCTGGATTCAGGTATTTACCCATAACCTCTGGGCCAAGTGTTTGAGCAATTGTTGTGATGAATGCTGTAAGTGATTCACGATCTTGGCCGCGACCTAAAGCATTAATACCAGCAACAATAGTTGGATGAACAAGATCCTTAGGAATCTTTGGTAGCTGACCGCTACGTTGAAGGACCAGCAGCTTGCGGTTTAGATAAGGCAAGAGGAACTCAACAGTTAGTAGGCTGAATAATCCTCCAAGTTGCTGTTCCAATTCGAGTTGGGTGAGGCGTACCTCTTCCGCAGTTGTGCGCTCAGACTGACGCACTTGCAGTACTAAGAATGCATCAGAGATGCGACGATCTAATACTTGCATCTGTTGTGCAGCAGTAGAGAAGTCAGCGGTCTTGCCAACCTGTACTACACCAACATCATCAGGCCTTCCTTGAATGATTGCTCCGTTGCCTGCGGCGGCCAGCGTGGATGCCTTTGTCGTACTAGAGGGTGAGACAAGGAAAACAATTTTGGCCGCTGCTGCAGAGCCTTCTGTGATGGCCTGAGATAAAGCATTAAGTGATTTGAGATCACCTAAAAATTCTTCAGCTCTACCGCGACCGTAGGCTTCACCATCCACTGTATTGAATCTAAGAACCAACCAAGGACTTGCATCCTTTGGAGCCTTACCTTCAGTACCTGGAATACGTATACCGAACACCTCTTGGTGCCACAGCCAGCGGTTGTTATCTAGACGAACGTGAGTATAAACCTCACAATCCTTATTCATAATCGCTCTACCTTCATCGTCGAACTGAGACTTATAAGATTCAGTTACGGCAGCCGGAAGTAGCTCTTTATTAATAAGTTCCTTAGTTACAATTTCAATAACGTTGCCGTTTCCATCACGTTCTACAACATACCTACTAAGTGGATAGTGCTTAATGTTTTCCTTACCCATAAACAGCAAAGCGTTACCGCCGACCACTAGATGCTTAATAGCCTGGTGGACCGTGACACGATCACTGGACGCTGCAATGGAATCCATCACCATGCGTTCCATCTTTGCAAAGCTAAGATCAAGTTCGGATCGAATGTCAGCTGGTAACTCAGTACCAATTTTATCGTCACGAATTTGTAGCTTAAAGAAGGTAGTCTGTGGAGGTAGCAATGCAAGCATTAGCTTTGAAGCTAACGTCACTACCGCTTTGGCTCCAACAGACTGCCAAGGTTGAGTAAGGTTTTTACGAATAGACCTATGCTCATCCCGAGTAATAAGATAAGGAAGTGTTAGCTCTGAACACTCAATGGCTGTATCTAAAAAGTTTTGGCGTTGACTCGAAAGGAAATCATACCGTTGTTTTGCAGACATTTAATTAGCCGATATTAGAACCAGTCTTTCCACCTGCAGAGGTGTTGACTGTTGGTTTCAATTTGATACGCATAGTGCTCAGCTTTGTTTTACCGCCCTTCGATCTCATGATCGGTGACCGACCAGCAGAAGCTTGGGTAGTGTTTACCTGCTGAGGAGGTGGCGTATACTTAGGCGCAGACGCTTGCATAGCAGCTAGGCTTTTCTTGTAGTCTTCTGATTGCTGCCTAGATTGAGCGATAGCTCTATCGGCATCTCGTTGAGCTGACTCACGCGCATCGCGCATGTCATTCTCTAATTTCTTTTGGTCGCGTTTTGCTTGCCGACGTTCACGAGCGGCTCGTCCACCATCTCCACACATAATTAAGGCTCCGTAATACGTTGTTTAATAAATTCGACGACACTTCTTTGACCAGCTCGATACATGAGCCGATCATAAGAAACATCAGGGCTTGGGTTAGTCAAAGGAAAACGATCCTCTAACTCGAAAAGTAAGGCTTCTGCGCTTAACCTAAGGTCAGGCGTATTGGGGTAGATTGACATTACTATGTTCAAAGAATGCTGGGACTCGTGCTGCCTTAGTAAAGGAAAGCTCAGGAGCTTTACCCTCATACATCAAGCGATCACTAGAATCCAGCCAAAATTTTCTGTCTAAATATTTATCGGCATTGCTACCTAACGGTTGCATTACCCAATTGATAGTTGCCTTGCGGAGTTTATCAAGAGAAGGACTGACAGTAAGCCCCAACTCCCGACAAACAATACTATTGGCAGCAACGTGAATTTGTTCATCTCTACTTATATCAGCGCTTACTGTCCGCATTCCAGCGTCACCATTAGCGCGAAAGAATGGTAAAAGAACGAAGAAAATTGCACGTTCGGCAACCATCGCTTTGAGGATCGTATGATCCGGATGCGAAGTCCAAGCATCACGTAACCGTAACGCTTCAGTCTCAGCTTTTTGATTAACACCGTAAGCGGTGGCAATGTAACCAAGTGCCAAGTCGTGGTTTTCTTCGTCTTTGACATTGGATTCCAATAGCTCCCGCGATAGTGCTGGTACGTCGGAATCCAATGCATCACGGATAAAATCTCCCACAGGTAGTTCCATATGTCGCAACGCAAGAGCACGTAGTACCGCCTCTTCCGCCCCTGCCTTGCATGATCCGGCAGTTGTTTGGACTGGTGTCCATTTTCTTTTTCTGTTTAGTAGTTTCTGATAAGGGTCTTGTCTCATTCTTGGCAATCACATGTAAGTTCTTCATTGTTAAATAGTTCCTCTAGATACTTGTCAACATCTTCTGCATCTAGTGCAGCATATGCATCAGTCTTATCTTGAGTGTCTCCCATTACTTGTAAGCTGTAATAGAGAGAGGTTTGCGGAGACCTAAGCCACTCTTCCACGAACGCATTGTCGTAGGTCACTACATCACTCCAAGAGTTGAAGCTATAACCATGAAGAAGTCCTGTGCGATCAAGCATCGTCATGATGCCATCTGCAACTCTTTTATAATTATCCCAACCTACTTCTGATGCAATCTCTACAGCACCGTAG